AGATAATGATACATTTAAAGTTAGTTCAGAATCTAAATTGCAACTGCCATTAGCAAACTTAATTGGAATCATATTGGTTGTATCAGGTGCAGTATTTGGCTATGCAAATCTAACAGGCAGAATCACTAGTTTAGAAACTGCAAGACATATAATGGAAACTGATTTAATTTCAAAATCAGATCAAAAAATTACAGATCAGGAACAATATCTTTTATTAGAAATGTTAAGCAAATCACAAGAAACAACAGATAGTGAAATGCATTCAATGAGAAATAATACAGTAGAATTAAATAGAGCTATGAAAGATATAGAAGAATTAAAAAAAACTATTGAAATACTAAAAGATAAGGTAAGAGCAAATGGAACGCATTAATAGACAAGTTATAGATCATATAAAAGATCAACAACATAAAACAAAACAAATGCACATTATTAAACATCTTAAAAAAGAAGTAGATATAGGAGCTAATGGAACTCAAAAGTATGTATTAAAAAAAGGAATTAATAAAGGTAAAATTATATGACAGAATTAGTAGTAGCTTTACTTATGATTATTAATGGAGAGATTAAGGAAGCAAGAATACAAACATCATTATCAGAATGTTTAAAGGGTAAAAGGGTTGCAATGCGTGATACAAAAGACTCTATTAAGTATCAATGCATAAAGTCTATGGCAGAATTAGAGAAAAATATAGATGGAAGTAAATCAATTAAAAAACTTATATTAAAATGAACAAAGTAGATGTTGTAAGAATATTAGCTGAAGATAAGACATTTGAAAATGAAGTAAGAGACAAAGGCGAAAACGATTTAGAAGTTAAGATTAAAATATTAGAAAAAGAAGTAGATACATTAAAAGCAATAATAAATTTAAAAGAGATTGAATTAACTAGCAATCAAACTAAAATAAAAGAAGTTAAAGAAGATAATAAAAAGTTAGCTAAACAAATTGAAGATTTAGAAAAGGAAGCAAAGGATATGTTATTATATCCATAATTATGAGTTTTAAAAATGATAGATTGGTGTGTAGAAAAGATTGGCAAGATTGCGAGAACAATATTCCATTGGTCTTGGAGAGTACAAACTCACAGAAAATATTACAGAAAGAAGAAGTAAATGGAATTTGTTTTAACAATGATAATGTGTGCCTTTGTTGAGGGAAAGACTACTTGTATGCCACCTCATACTTTTAAAGAAACTTATACAGATGGATATAGTTGCATGCTTGCTGGTTATACAAAATCATATGATAAAATTGTTGAACTTGGACAGGAAGATGTTAATAAATTTAATATCTATATAAAATTTGGTTGCAATGAAAATCAATCTAACAAAACCACAATATCAAGTAAGCACATCAGATAATAGATTTAGAGTTTTAATATCAGGCAGAAGATTCGGTAAAACCTTTTTATGTATTACAGAGATGATGAAATATGCATCAAAGGTAAATCAAACTATATGGTATGTAGCACCTACATTTAAAATGGCTAGAGAAATTGTATGGTCTAAATTAAAAGAAATTTTACATTCGTTTAATTGGATAGAAGAAATAAATGAAACAAATCTACAAATAACAATCAAAAAGACAGGATCAAAAATATCATTAAAAGGTTGTGATAATTATGATTCATTAAGAGGTGTAGGAATAGATTTTTTAATATTAGATGAGTTTGCTGATATTGATGAAAAGGCATGGACAGAAGTATTAAGAGCATCTGTTGCTGATACTGTTGGAGATGTTTTAATGTGCGGATCCCCTAAAGGTTATGGTAATTGGTCTTATAGAATGTACCTTAAAGGTCAGGGAGAAGATAAAGAATGGAAAAGTTTCCAATTTACAACTTTACAAGGTGGAATGGTTTCACAAGATGAAATAGAACAAGCAAAACAAGATGTAGATATTAGAACATTTAGACAAGAATTTGAGGGTACTTTTGAGAATTATGCTGGAAGTGTTTATTATAATTTTCACCCTGTTGAGAATGTAAAACATAAAATTTTAGATTGGACTAAACCTTTACATATCGGATTAGATTTTAACGTCGATCCTATGTCAGCTTCAGTATCTCAAATAGATGGAGATATAATACATTTTGTTGATGAGATTGTAATTTATTCAAGTAATACTGATGAAATGGTTGAAGAAATAAGAAATAGATACGGATCAAAAATGAAAATATTTTTATATCCTGATCCAGCATGTAGGCAAAGAAAGACATCAGCTGGAGGAAGAACTGATTTAACTATATTACAAAATGCTGGATTTAGTGTTAAATGTAAATTAAAACATTCTCCTGTGAGAGATAGAATCAATGCAGTCAATTCAAGATTAAAAGATGCAAATGGAAAGAGACACATCTTTGTTAATCCATCTTGCAAAACAATCATCAATGGTTTACAAAGACAGATATATAAGGAAAATACAAATATTCCTGATAAGGAAGAAGGATTTGACCATATGAACGATTCGATAGGATATTGCATTGAAATTTTAAAACCACTTATCGCTCAAACAAAACCTTTTAAACCATCAAGATGGACACATAAATAATATGGCTTACGCTAGAGATGAAGCATTAGAAACTCATAAAGATTACAAAGAAAATGTAAACTTATGGGAGTATTATATAAGATCGTATAATGGTGGTTATGATTATATGGTCGGTCAATATCTTAACAGATATAATTTAGAATTAGATAATGAATTTAATCAAAGATTAGCAAACACTCCTTGTGATAATCATTGTAAAAATATTATTCAGATTTATTCATCATTTTTATTTAGAGTCAAAGCAAGTAGAAATTTTGGATCAATGGCAGATGAGTCTAGTTTAGAATCATTCTTAAAAGATGCTGATCTAGATGGAAATAGTTTTAACAATGTAATTAAACAAGCACAAAATTATTCTTCTATTTATGGACATTGTTTTATGATTTTAGATAAACCTAAAGTCACAACAAATACAAAGGCAGAAGAATTAGAACAAGACATAAGACCTTACTTATCAATTATTACTCCTGAAAATGTTTTAGATTGGAATTTTAAAAGAGAAATTAATGGAAAGTATTATTTAGATTATTTAAAAATTAGAGAAGAAGTAGATAGAAATGGTGGAACTTATATGAGGCTTTGGTATCCTGACAGAGTTGATACAGTCTATATGAAAGATGATAGAACAGAGCCAAGTTTAATAGATACTGCCGATAATCTGATTGGCAAAATACCAGCAGTTATTTTATACAATTCCAAAAGTCACAAAAGAGGAATTGGTCAATCAGACCTTACTGATATAGCTGACTTACAGAAATCTATCTATAATGAATTTTCAGAAATTGAACAATTAATTAGATTAACAAATCACCCATCATTAGTTAAGACTCCAAGTGTAAATGCAAGTGCTGGAGCTGGTGCTATTATAGAAATGCCTGATGAGATGGAGCCAAATCTTAAACCTTATTTATTACAACCATCAGGACAGAATCTTCAAGCGATTATGGATTCTATAAATTCTAAAACAGAATCTATTAATAGATTAGCTCATACAGGAGCAATAAGAACAACAAGAAGTCAAATAAATTCAGGAATAGCATTACAAACAGAATTTGAATTATTAAATGCTAGACTATCTGAAAAAGCAGATAATTTAGAAATAGCAGAAGAACAATTATTTAGACTATATGCTTTATTTCAAAATGCTCAATTTGATGGCGAGATAAATTATCCTGATACATTTAATATTAGAGATTATGCAACTGATCTTGCTTATTTCCAACAAGCGAAAGCAATTAATATTGAATCTCCTACATTACAAAAAGAAATTGATAAAGAGATTGCAAGAGCAGTAGTAGATGATGATGAAAAATTAAATATTATTTTTGATGAGATTGAAGCTCAAAAAGAATTAGGACAATTCACTCAAGACGAAGATCAACAACCTGATCAAGAAGTAGAAGAAGAAGAAGTTTAATGAATGGCGAATATAGTAGAAGACTTTGCAAGTTATCGAATCAGAGCGATAGAGGTTGCTGAATCTGAATACTATGAAACATTAATCAGAACATTAGATAAGATTGAAAGAGATGTCATTGCATTAGCCAAAAAAGAATTACCATTAAACGATCAAGCTAAATTATTTAATCTTAAATCAGCAGTAGCAGTTCAACCTTTAATCAGACAAGTTTTAGAAAAAGAATATTTAAGATGGTCAGATACAGTAGTAAGACAAGGTTTTACAAAACAAGCAAAAAGAATAGAAAAACAATTTAAAGAAATATTTAGTTTAACATCATTAAGGAATCAAGAAAGATTTATGCAACTTAATAAATCTGATTTAACACTAATTCAAAATCTTAAAAGACAATCATTTACTCAATTTAAAGATGTATCAAATACATTTACTAGAAAATTATCAGAAAAGATTTATCAATATACATTAGTAGGAGCTGATCCTGTTGATTTAGAAATAGAATTAGGCAGAACTATTAATGGTATATATGCGAGTGCTAAAGATGAAGATGTAAATAAGTTAGTTAAGTCAATTAAAAAAGATGAAGTAAAAATTAGAAAATTAGATAAAAGAACAAGACAAGGAAAACAATTAAGGCAAAAATTAGACAAGAATATTCAAACATTACAATCAAAATTTGCAAGAGATAGAGCTGGCGAGAATATGAAAAGGTATGCTGGTCAGATATTAAATGATTCTTTAAGAGAATTTGATGCAACCCTGAATTTAGCTAAATCAGATGAAGCTGGATTAACTTATGCAGTTTATCTAGGTAATGTTATCCCTACAACTAGAGATCATTGTAGGCTTGTCAGACAAGGAAGATATGATAAAAGAAATGGTGGATTATTTACGAAAGATGAAGTTAAGAAACTTTGGCGAAAAAATTGGAAAGGAAAAAAAGGTGGAGACCCTTTTATCGTTAGAGGTGGATATAACTGTCGTCATCAATGGAGCTTTGTCAATCCTGATTGGTATGATGAAAGCGGAAACATAATAATAGAATAGGAGTATAAATGTCCGAAGAAACAAAGATTGTTGAATCTCAAAATCAAACATCAGAATCTACAACTGAAACACCAATAGTAGAAAAGGCAAAAGAAATGACTTTTAGTCAAGAACAGCTTGATAATATAATCAAACAAAGATTAGAGTCAGAAAAGGCAAAACATCAAAGACAATTAGATGAAGTCAAGAAAGCTGAAGAAAATGCTCTGAAAGAAAAACAAATTCAAGAAGCAAAAACTAAAGCTGATCTTGAAAAATTAATGCAAGAAAGAATATCTGAAAAAGATACTGAAATACAAAATATGAAAATGGAGATCAAGAAAGAAAGAGTTGATAATCAGATTCTATCAGTAGCATCAAGAAATAAAGCAATATCGCCAAGTCAGGTAGTATCTTTGCTTAAAGATCAGATAAGACTCACAGATGATAATAAGGTTGAAATACTTGATAATAATAAAAATATTAGGTATAACGAAAAAGGAGAAGCGTTAACTATTGAAGAAAAAGTTAATGAGTTTTTAGATGCGAACCCACATTTCCGTCAAGGGTCTATTGCTGGAACAGGAAGCCAGAGCGCTATCGAGGGTAAAACTGTAAAACCTTTTAACATTCAGGATTTAGACATGAGTAAGGCAGAAGATCGTCAGAAGTATGCAGATTATCGTAAACTTCGAGATTCAAAACCTACTCAAATAAATTTAACTAATAATAAATAATAAAGGACAAATAAAATGGCAAACGAAAGCACAAGTTCAACGCTCTCGGAATTATACACAGAGATCGTTGCTGAAGCATTATTTGTAGCAAGTGAGCAATCAACTATGAGACCACTTGTAAAAAATTATGCTATAACAGGTGGTGGAAAGTCAGTTGAAGTTCCGATCTACTCTGCAGTTTCTGCAGCAGCAGTATCAGAAGCATCTGATTTATCTAACACTGCAATTAACCCAACATCTGTAACTATTACAGCGTCAGAAGTTGGTATAATGACAACTCTAACTGATTTAGCAAGAAACTCTGCACCAAGAAATGTTGCGGCTGACATTGGTAAATTATTCGGAGAAGCAATTGCAAAGAAAATCGACACAGATTTAACAGGCAAGTTTGATGGTTTCTCACAAGAAGTTGGAGATGGAACAGCGGCTTTGAGTGCGGCTAATGTATTTAATGCAGTAGCAATACTTAGAAAAAATGCAGTTCCTATGACTGACCTAGCTGGTGTATTCCACCCACTAAATGCGTTTGATTTAAAAAGTAATTTAACAAACACATTCGTAGGTAGAGACACTGAATTATCAAACGAAGCATTAAGATCAGGTTTCGTTGGTAATGTTGCTGGTGTTCCAATATTTGAAACTTCAAATATGGCTGACAATTCAGGCAATAATCCAGGTACAACAGGCGATTACAAAGGTGCAATATTTCATAGAGATGCATTAGCATTAGCTATGATGCAAGACCTTAAAATCGAAACGCAAAGAGACGCTAGCTTAAGAGCTGACGAAATCGTTGCAACTGCTGTATATGGTACAGGAGAACTTAACGATACTTATGGTGTTGAATTGAATGTAGATTCATCAATCCAATAATCGTACTTTTATCAGGGAGAGCAATCTCCCTGATAATCATAAGGAGAAATTATGGACATTAAATTAACAAATGGAAAAAAAATTATAATTAGATCGAAAGAACAATACGAATCTAATATTCAGCATTTTAAATTAAGAGGATTTACCCCTGTTGATTCAGTAAAAAAAGAAATAAAAAAAGCGACAGTAAAAGACATTTCTGATAAAGTCGTTGCTCTTAAACCTAAAAAAAGAAAAACAAGGAAAAAGAAATGAACAAAATTATAATGATGAAAGCAAAGAAGTGGTCAAAATGGGTTTGGGTTAAAGCAAAAAATAATCCAATGTACTCAATACCATTAGTTTTAATTATAGCTTATTTAGTTTGGAAGTAGTTTATGGCTAATTATACAGGTGCAAATGTTATTACAACATCAGATGTAACTAAATATCAACCTGATGCTTTTGATTTTGGAATATCAACAAGTGCAACTGAAACTACAAATTTTTTAGCACAAACTACAAATGATATTTTAAGAGCATTAAGAATTGAATGGTGGCCTGTATATAAAACAAATATCTTTACAGATATAACAGTTCTGAATACTGCAGAGATGGTCAATACAAAAGTTAATTTAGATCAGTTTGAAAGAGCTGGTGTATATTTATTTTTAGGAAGATTCTTCTGTCCAGCATTATCTAAATTTAGACCAGAAGCAGAAAAAGATAGATTTGAAAGAATGGCAGAATATTACATGTCAGAATATAACAAAGAATGGCAATCAATTTTAGAAGATGGTGTTGAATATGATACTGATGGATCAGGTACTATTGTATCAAATGAAAGAGAGCCATTACATGGATTCAGAAGATTAAATAGATAATGGCATTAGATATAAAAATACATTCTAATGTAAAAAAAGTTCAAGCTAGATATATTAAATTTATAAATAAGTTTCCTCAAATAATTAGAATGGGTTTAGATCAAGCTGGAGAAAATCTTAAAACTATCGTAGTTGACCGAACTAATAAACGAGGACTTGATATGCATAATAGAGATTTTAAAGAATATTCAGAATCTTATTCTAATTTAAAAGGTAAAATTAAAGTAGATTTAGAAGATAGTAATAGAATGTTGCAATCTATATCATCTAAAGTAGTATCAAAGAATAAAGCTCAAGTTTTTTTTAGAAGTCAAAGAGAAGCTACAAAGGCATTTTGGCATCAAACAGGACAAGGTAATTTACCTGTCAGAAAGTTTTTTGGATTTAATAAAAAGGTTGAAAAAGTCATACAAAAAAACTATGAAAGATTTATTAAGAAACAAATTAAGAGTTTAGGATTATGAGTGTTAGAGAAGATATTGCAAGTCACATAGTTTCAACTATTTCAGGTATATCAAGTCCATCTATTAAAAAAGTAACTAGACAACCTTTTCAATTAGATGAATTATCTCAACAACAATATCCAGCAGTATTAGTTCAAACTATTGAAGAAACAAAAGAAGATTCAGAATTAGGAAGTGGAGCTAAAACTAGAATTAATGTTTTAGAATTTGGTGTAACTGCATATGTCACAGGAACTGATAGCAATATAGATACTCAAAGAAATACAGTAGCAAGTGCTATTGAAACAGAACTTGAATCAGATATTACAAGAAACAATAAAGCATTAGATACAGAAGTAATCTCTATTGAAACAGATGCTGGTACATTATTCCCTTATGGTGCAGTCTTATTAACAATTAGAGTAATGTATGAACATCAATCAGCAACCCCATAGAATAAATGTCAGATAAATCATTAGATAAAATAGAAAATAGAATAGATCAAATAGAAGAAATTACAGATAAGATTTCAATAATGTGTGCTGAAATAAGAGATTTAATTGAAAAGCATAGAGAACATGATGATGGTATTGAAGATGAATTTGATGATGATCTAGATGAAGATTTTGAAGAAGATGATATTGACGGAGAGGAAGATAAGTAGTAAAAAGCGATATGGCTAAAGACATAAAATTATATAAAGATGGTCACGAAGTAATTATCAATGAAACACAACTTGATAATTTTTTAGAACTTGGCTATAAGAAAGAAAAAGAAAACAAACCAAAAACTAATAAGGAACAAAAATGGCAACACACCACGGAAAAGAAGGCGTAGTCAAGGCTGGTGGAACTGCAATTGGAGAATTGACAGGATTCACATTAGAAACTACTGCTGATGTTGTAGAAGATACAGAATTATCAGATGCAACAAAGTCATTCGTAGCTGGAAGAACATCTTTTTCAGGCTCATTAGAAATGAGTTATGATGAAAGTGATTCTCCTCAACAAACATTAACTGTAGGTAGTTCAATAGCTTTTATTTTATTACCTGAAGGTGCAACATCAGGCGATGAAAGTTTTACAGGCTCTGGGATTGTAACAGGAATGTCAGTTACTAATGGAATGGACGCAGTTGTAACTAGA